ATAAAGCTAATCTGATTAACATGACTAAAAGTAGTTTAAGTAACGGATATTATTCGTTCTCTGCCGGATCATTACAAACGGCCTCCGTAGGGTCGTTAGCCGGATCATTTAGTGAGTTCACTGTTAGCTTGTGGATTTATTCAACTGATGTTGCCAATTATAGGAATCCAATAGATTGTAATTATTCGTATAACGGTAACACCGGTAACATTGGACCTAGACTTGAACAGAATAGTTCTGGTAATTTAGGATGGGTGGTTAGTGGAAATACTGGAAATAATGATCTATGTGACGGGTACACTGTAATACCATCTGGCATGTTGGCAAATACGTGGTATTGTGTAGCAATTACTAGGAGTGGTGGATTAATATCCACTTATCTTAACGGAGTAGTAGTTATTAATCAAGCAAGTAATCCTAACGGATTTGTCAATGTAATGAGTAATGTTGTCCTTGGCAGGGGATTTCACCTCAGTGGAGGTGAACGATATTTCTCAGGAAGAATTTCAGATGTTAATATTTACAATAGTGCATTAACTGCTACCCAAATACAGCAGAATTTTAATGCATTGAGAAGCCGTTTTGGAATATAATAAATATACCATAACGTTGACTTCTTTTTTTTCTCAGCGTATAATAAGGTCTATAAATAGAAAAAAGGCCACTAAGGGAATGGACTAATGGCAGTTTTACCGGCAACGGGATCAGCAATAGCGATGGGTAGGGTCCAGCAAGCATACAATAATGTTACGGCAGGCACCGGAGCCAGCGCCACTGCAGGTAGTACTAACGTTAGATTAAGTGCTTCGCTGGGTGCTAACTACGGCGTTATCGGAGCAGGTAGTCAAATTAGTCTTTCCTCAACCTTTGGTGGTCGAACAACACCTTATGGGTATTAACAATGAAAAAATTAGACGTAAACGGTATTTTAGAAAAAGCAAAAATTGGTTTATCGAGATGGGAATTAGATAATATTACATGGAATGATCGAGCGTCAAACCCAAATACACTCTACGAGTTTTTAACTAGAATACAAACTCTAGAATCTTTAGAAGAACCTACTGAATTAGAAACACAAGAGTTAGAAATACTCTCCGACTTGGCCAACGATCTAGACGAGCAAGAGTGCATTGAACTATTATCAAACGATGATGAAATTGTTCAACAAAACTTTGTTGAAACATTAGCCCGTCAAAGTGCTTTAGAAGTTCTAACCAGCGGCCGTGTTAGTTTTGAAACAATGACCACTACCTGCAAATTAAGTCCCAGTGATTTTATTCTTACAGCAAAACGCACACAGGACTTAATTAATGCCATCCAAGAGCTAGTAATTCAAGGTGAAACATTAAGCAACGATGTGGCGGGCGCATGACAAAAAGTGTTTTTTCTTCAAGTAAATGGAGCCTTAAAAAAGGCAAGCTAGCAATATTAGTTCCCTGTCGTGATATGTTGCATGCCGCATTTAGTAAATGCCTAATTGAATTAGTTAAACTTAACACAATGAATAACTTAGACACACATGTTGTCTATGATGCAAGTACTGTTCTATTAACCCAGCGCGAACGATTAGCTCTAGAAGCACAGAATATTGGTGCAGAATATATGTTGTGGTTAGACAGTGACATGGTGTTCCCCGCAACCACTGCACTTCGACTGATGGCACACAATGAAGATATTGTTGCCGCAAACTATATTCGTCGGCAGCTACCTGCAAAAGGTGTTGCCTATGAGACTATAGGCGACTGGCAAAATCCTCTTCCTTTTGTTCCCCAAGACGACCTTGTTCCTGTAGAAGGCATAGGTATGGGATGCATGTTAATGAAAACAAGTATCCTTTCCGAAATACCTCAACCATGGTTTGAATTTGGATGGACTCCTGAAAGTAATGACCACTTGGGCGAAGATATGATACTATGCCAGAAGATGGCAAAACGTGGATACACTGTTAAAGTAGATACACAGCTTAGTATGGAAATGCGCCACTTAGGTACATGGGCATTTGGACCAGACTTAATCGATTAATTCTAATAGGATTTCTAATTTAGCCTTAATGCTCTTGTTATTAAGGCTATTTTTTACGCCCTGATGTAGGGGTTTCGGCCATTCGTCGTAGGTACACCATGCATAGCCACTGTGTTCCTCGTTGAGTGTGGGAATAAATTCTTTGTCAACTAACAACACATAAGTGTTATATTGAAAATTTTGATCATTACTAGTGAATAGTTCTAGTGGCACGATCTTTTTTATTACAGAAGTCTTACCTACTTCTTCTGTAATTTCTCGCTTCAGTGCATCAACGGCAGTAATGTCAGTGGGTTCTTTTTTGCCACCAACTAGTCCCCAAGTACCTGCAGTTTTTCCCTGAGTTCTTAGTAAGAATAAAAATCTGCAGGTGTCTTTGGCAAGAAAGATCCCGCCACTGCAAACAATTTGATTTAGAGAATTAGACGCCATGCATTATTGGTATAAACACCCTCGAAGCTCTTATTCCAGGATTCTAAATCCCATTTGTATTGAACTCCGGTGTATGAGTTAGTTATGTACGTGACCGAAGTAGCAGCTTGAGAATTGAAAACAACAGACCAAGCAGTACCGCTCCATTCTATAATGTCGTTCGCGTTAGCACTAAACCCACTACCGTTGGACTGTTTCCAAGCCCTTGGCCCATCCTCTGCAGTACTGCTAATAGCTTCTAATATTAGATATCTTTTTCCCACTGCTCTAGTAGCAATAGGATTAAATGTTTCAGGATTAATAATTGCATCAATTGTACCCCTACCGCTAATAATAGTATTACTAGGTGTAGTATCGCTATCAATGTTCAGCACCATCTTAAATTCGTCAAGTGGATCTAAACTAATATAAGCAACAATTTCATTGCCGTCCGGTTTTGTTAATCTTAGCTGACTCAGTCCTGCACGGAACTGTCCTGGATACATATCTAATAATCTTGTCCAAGCTGTTTGTGGGGATGTGTTTGCTACAATATCATAATCTTTGCCTTGATTGTTAATTAATCTAGCAACATTATTCATTACTAATAATTCATAATTACCTGATGTTATTGTAACGGTTGAATTAGGTTCTCCGAATAATTCTACAGCATGGGGGTTATTATAATCTGTTTGTATACTTCCTGTAGGTACAGCAAACACATTGGTGATAATTTTAGTAATAATTCCCAATTTTTTAACCTTAGCCGGTGGTGTAATCCATATAGGCGCACTGAATGTCATGTTGAGAATATCTATGTCTTGTTCAACACCTTGCGGAATACTACGACTGCTCCACACTTGATTTTCTAGAGTAAGAACACTTAAACTAGTCCAATCAATATAGTTGTCCGTGGTTTGGATTTCTAGACTGGGATTAAACAATACCGCAAGTTGTTCCCATAATTGAAACTTTTGGTCTGTATTTGTAGTCCAAATATCTGCAGAAAATGTAAGCAGATACGGGCTAGGCATAATGCGTTCTACGGTGTAGTTTGCACCCTGCGTGTTTAAGTATTCTTGACCAGTCTCATCATAGGCACGCTCACGAATGTTAACTGTGCTAACAAATGTAGGATCCTGCATACGTGGACGATCAAACTGAATGTCTTTGATATAGCAGGCAATAAATGGGGCACTAGGAATAGTGTTCTCACTGTTCTTTTTTAATAGACTAGATACTTGTCTATTCATGTCACCGTAGCGCACTGGAATCTGTGTAAGTTTACCTTTAGCATCTTTGTAACTAAAGTTACTCATAACTCTCATAAACTGCGTCAAGTATCTGCGTACTTGACCATCATAAAAATGATCTGCCATATTAGTTGTCTGCCTTAGGTTTTAATGCCTTGCTCAATGCTTGACGCTCTTTTACCACCGAACCAGCAATGGTAGCAGTAGTTGTATTATTAATAAAACTAGATTTCTGTGTTTGACGCACAGGCTTGCCAGTCTCTGCTCCACTGGCAACATCTTCGCTGCCAAAGTTGTTCAATGTCATGCGTACATTATCTTCATATTTGATCCAATGTCTGCCGTCGTATCTAAACAATCTGTTAGGCATGTAATCTGTTCTTAGATAGAACTGACCTTTAATAGGGCTAGGAGGGAATGAAATACCAAAACCGTACGGTGCACCGTTGGGTGGTGTGCCGTCTCCATTTAAGTATCCCACGTACATATCCTTGTTTGGACTACGTAGAACAACACTGGCATCTAATGTAGGATCGTTGATACTAGCGTCTTCGTCGGTGACTGATACGTCTGCAACATCCACTGTACCATCTTCACGATAAGGAATAACAAATAAGTTTGTTGTATCATACCCACTACTAGGAGCATCTGCTTCTGCCTGTGCTAGGATTTGATTGTTAATATCAATGCTTTGCTGGTATGTAGATAACAAGTCTCTCAATGTGCTGCCATCACCTGCGCCTGCATCGCTGTCTAAAATTTCTTTAAACTCTTGGCTGTCAACTAACGGCACACACTTAGCACGTAATAGGTGCGGATACCATGTTTGACTATAACCTGCCGCAGGTCGACTAACATCTTGGACAACATAGAATCTTTTCAATGCCACAACACTGTTATCTAATGCATACTCGTCTTTTAAGTGGGGTAGTTCAATAACGTCGCCTGGCATAATTTTACGTTGTAATACATCTACTGTGTTCTTTAAATGAAACATAATAAAAATATTGTCGTTTTGTAAAAATAAACCAAACTGACTTAGATTAAAATCCAAATCTTGCATGGTATAAATTCCACGCATGACGTACACATCGGGATCGTAATGACGATCTCTGTTTTCCATGAATATTAAATCTTGTATTCCTAGCTCGGGAATAGTGTTTGTATTATTAGGGGTACTAGGAGTAGCTTCGCCGTCTGTGGGATTAACTGGACCCATGTACCTATGTACGTAAACATCGGTTCCGCCCACTTGGAATTCTTCGTTGATAACACGATCTAAAAAGCGATAATCATTGCCCTTTTCCGGGCGGTAGAGGCTAAGTCTTGGCATAGTCTTGTATTTAACATAAATATTCATATGACTGAAACTGAAAACGAACGCCAAAAAGTAGTTGATTACGTACAAGCTATGCTGGGATCCGGTATGGTAGACGTAGAGTTAGATCCTATTCACTATACTACTGCTATAGATCGATCTCTAAGTAAATTTAGACAACGTAGTAGCAATGCCAGCGAGGAGAGTTTTGGATTTATCACGCTTCAAACTGATGTAAACGATTATATTCTACCTAAAGAAGTGACAGGTGTGCGTCAGCTTTTCCGTCGTAGTATTGGTAGTAGAACAGGCGGCGGCGATGGTGGAAGTTTATTTGAACCTTTCAATCTTGCTTATTCTAACACCTATTTGTTGACCAGCACAAATATGGGTGGACTTGCGACATACTATGCATTTGCCAGTTATCAGAAACAAGTTGGTAAAATGTTTGGAACTGATATTAATTTTACATTCAATCCAACTACTAAAAAGTTAACCATAATGCAACGCCCGCGCGGTGGTGAAGAGGTTTTAGCCTGGATGTATAACTATCGTCCAGATTTTAACCTACTACAAGATCAATATGCAGGGCAGTGGTTAAAAGATTACAGCCTAGCAACCTGCAAACTAATGTTAGGTGAAGCACGTGAAAAGTTTGGCAGCATTGCCAGTCCTCAAGGTAGTACCACACTTAACGGTACAGCTCTAAAAGCTGAAGCCAAAGCTGAACTAGAAATGCTAGAGATGGATCTAATCAACTATAAAGAAGGCGGACAACCGCTTACGTTTGTAATTGGCTAATAAATTCTTGACAACGCAATAAAAATGTAATAAATTATAGTATCACATAGGGGATACTATGATCATAGGTTTTGTTGGATTTATTGGCAGCGGCAAAGACACAGCCGCAGATTATTTGGTTAACTTTCACGGATTTCGCCGGGACTCATTTGCAAACACATTGAAAGACGCGGTGTCGGCTGTTTTTGGTTGGGACCGCGTTCTGTTGGAAGGTCGTACAAAAGAAGCTCGCGAATGGCGTGAGCAACGAGACGAATGGTGGAGTGAACGTTTAGGTAAGGACATTACTCCCCGTTGGATTCTACAATACTGGGGTACAGAAGTATGTCGTCAGGGCTTCCACGATGATATCTGGATTGCTAGTTTAGAAAACAAAATGCGTAAAACTAAAGACAGTATTGTTATCAGTGATGTACGCTTTCCTAACGAAATCAAAGCTATTCATAATGCTGGCGGACAGGTGATTTGGGTACAGCGAGGTGAATTGCCTAGTTGGCATATCATGGCTAGTAAGGCAAATAACGGCGATGAATTTGCCGCTGAAAAGCTCAAAGCATTAGGTGTACACGCCAGTGAAACAGCATGGGTGGGCGGAGACATAGATCATATTGTCAACAACGACGGTACGATCGATGATCTGTTTTCTCAGATAAAAGCGGTAGTATCGACTAGTACCTTACCTCTTGCTACAAGAATTGTATTAGACCTAGTTTAAAAATCCGGAGTTAAATCGCCTTGCTTCCAGGGTAAGTTAAGTTTATGAAGCAGCCGTTGACAATTGGCACACACTGTTTTTAAGTTTGTGTGACGACAATTGGTCAAATTCCCGTCAACGTGAAACACATTAAATTGATCCTGATACTTACTAGTAAAGCCGCACCGATCACATGTGGCTTTTTTCTTATAACCTGTGGCTACCCATAGTGGTCTACCTATACCTCTGCCTGTTGCACAGTGGTCACATTTAGACCTGTAAAACGGTTTACCTTCTTTGTAGTAATTAATAGCCACCGGCCGTTGATTGCAAATTTTACATAAATCTCTCATACCCCGCCCTTTTTGTGCCCTTTTACAATGGTATTTAACCAGGAGTTTTTGCATTTACCTGCTAAATAAAACAAAGTAATCCATTAAGGAGATTGAAAAATGGCCACACTAGGTTCACCAGGCGTAAGCGTATCAGTAATTGACGAGAGTTTTTATACTCCCGCAGCTCCTGGCACTATTCCACTTATTTTCGTTGCTACCGCGCAAGACAAGAGCAACGCTTCTGCAACAGGTACGGCGGCAGGTACAACTGCTGCCAATGCAGGAAATGTTTATGTAATTACAAGTCAGCGTGATTTAGTTGACACATTTGGTACTCCGTTATTTTATACATCAAATAACAATCCACTACACGGTGGTGAATTAAATGAATACGGACTACAGGCAGCATACAGCGCATTAGGTGTAAGTTCAAGGGCCTACATTGCTCGTGCCGATGTTGACTTAAAATCATTAGCCCCAAAGACAAGTGCGCCGACGGGTACTCCTGTCGCTGGAACATATTGGTTAGATACTGATGCTAGTTTATACGGCATCAATGAATGGGATTCTTCGGGCGACATTGCAAAGTTTGTAACAAAAACTCCACTTATCATCGATAACGATAACAGAACTAATACGACAATTTTTAACGGAACTGCTCCAACTTCTGCATTTGGAAAAAAAGGAGATTATTGTGTAGTTGTTACATCCGACAACACTGTTAACAAATACTACTACAAAAAATCAGATAACACGTGGGCCGCAATTGTAAACAATTTTGACGGTGGTAAGTCTGTTCAAATTAGTGCTCACACTAGCTATCCAACATGGACTAAGGGTGTAGAAACAAACGGCAGTATCTGGATTAAAACAACAACTCCAGGTTTAGGTGCTAACTTAGCTTTAAAATACTACAACGGTAGTACAAGCGCATGGACTTCTGTAACTGCTCCGATGTATGCAAGTACACGCATTGCTATTGAAAAACTCGATGCTGCCGGCGGCGGAAAAAACATTCCTACAGGAACTGTAGTTGCTGACACAGATGCCGAAAATGCTGCAAATGCCACTGCTAACTTCAAGCTGTGGAGACGTGCGGCCACTGGTGCAACATCTATCGTTAGTGCTTCGAGTACAGCTACTCAGGCTGCAACCAGTCAGTTTACAATTAGAGAAACAATACTCGTTGCTAATAATACCAGTACTTGGGGTCCTACTAAAATTGTCAGCGTTTTTGGTAGTAACGTTGTAAGTATGGCAAGCCAAATTCCTGCAGCGGTATCTGCACAGGGACTTGTTAACGTCACTGCAACCTATGATGCTACAAATAAAACTGTAACATTCACTCATGCACTAGGCGGCGAATTTGAACTAACTGACGGAAGCCAAACCCCGTTAGCAACAATCGGACTAACTGCTTACAATGTAACTAATAGAACAGGCACTGTTAATTTATATGCAGCACCTACTGGCGACTCATTTACATTCATTGCTACTAACTGGAAACCTTTGGTCTATGAATCAAAGGCAAGTACTCCAACTGTTTCGCCCAATGACGGAACATTGTGGTTCAATTCTGCAGTAGGCGAAGTTGACATTATGATTCACGATGGATCAAAATGGGTAGGATACGGCAATCTTGCATCTCCATACCAGGACACCGATGCAAATGGTCCAATTATTAGTGCAACAGCACCGACTACACAAAGCAACGGTGATACCTTGGTCAACGGAGACATTTGGATCTCTATAGCTAGTGCAGACCGTTACGGTAAAGACATTTATATCTATGACGGTGTTAGCACATATAAGTGGATATTACAAGATACTACAGATCAAACTAGCCCGAATGGTTGGTTATTTGCAGATGCTCGTTGGAGCGGAGCCGGCGACGATGTTGAACCAGATAGTATACAAAAGCTATTAACATATAACTATGTCGATCCAGATGCTCCGGATCCAGCATTATACCCACGTGGCATGAAGCTATGGAACACTCGTCGTAGCGGAAATAACGTTAAGAAATATGTAAAAGGTCATTTAAATTTATATGCAAACGGTGGGAAGAACATTAGATATCAAAACGATAACATGATCAATCCAGACACCGGCGCAGTCATTTACAATGCAGATCGTTGGATCACAGTGTCTACTAATAACGAAGACGGTTCTGGTAAGTTTGGTCGCTTTGCACAACGTGGTTATGTTGTATCTCAGCTAAAAGCTATGATCGACACCAACGCTGCAATCCGAGATACAGATACACTAGCATTTAACTTGATTGCTTGCCCAGGCTATCCAGAAGCTATTGCTAACATGGCTGCATTTAATACCGATATTGGTCAGACCGCATTTGTTGTAGGTGACACACCATTCCGTTTACAGCCAACAGGCACGGCATTGACCGCATGGGGTAAAAACACAGCAGTTGCTACTGACAACGGAGAAGACGGTGCAGTTACATATGACGAATATGTTGGTATGTTCTATCCAAGTGGTTACACAACTGACAACAGCGGTAATAACATTGTTGTTCCACCAAGTCACATGATGCTACGTACAATCATTAACAGTGATGCTAAGAGCTATCAATGGTTTGCTCCAGCAGGTACACGCCGTGGCGGAGTTGACAATGCTACCAGTGTTGGTTACATTAACATGGAAGGCGAGTTCAAAACTGCCGCATTGTACGAAGGTCTACGCAACGTAATGCACGATGTTAAGATTAATCCAATTGCAACATTGCCAGGAGTTGGCCTAGTTAACTTTGGCCAATACACTCGTGCTAAGAACGCCAGTGCTTTAGATCGTATTAACGTGGTTCGTCTAGTTGCTTACTTACGTAAACAATTAAGTGTATTAGCAAAGCCATACTTGTTTGAACCAAACGATGCACAAACACGCAGAGAAATCAAAGCAGCCGCAGAAAGCCTATTGCTAGAGTTAGTAGGCCAACGTGCTCTTTATGACTTCTTAGTAGTTTGCGATTCAACAAATAACACAGCGGCAAGAATTGACCGATCTGAGTTGTACATGGACATCGCTATTGAGCCAGTTAAAGCAGTTGAGTTTATCTACATTCCACTACGTATTAAAAATACTGGTGAAATTGCAGCTGGACAATAATAGGTAAATAAAAAATAAGGAGCTATTTAATATGGCAATCGCAAGTCTAAACAGGTTCACAGTACCTTTATCGACAGACCAGAGTTCAACAACTCAAGGTTTGTTGATGCCAAAACTGAAATATCGCTTCCGTGTTACATTAGATGGATTCGGAGTAGCAGGTACACCTGCTACTGAATTAACCAAACAGGTTATGAACGTAACTCGTCCAGAAGTTAGTTTTGATGAAATCAAGCTAGCAGTTTATAACAGTACAGTTAAGCTAGCAGGTCGCCACAGTTTTTCTGATGCAAAACTAACAGTGCGTGATGATGTTACTGGTGCAGTAAGCAAGAAAGTTGGCGAACAACTACAGAAACAATTTGACTTCTATGAGCAAAGCGGTGCTGCTTCCGGCATTGATTATAAATTTATGATGCGTGTAGAGATTTTAGACGGCGGTAACGGTGCTTACACTCCTACAATCTTAGAAGCATTTGAATTCCACGGTTGTTTCTTAAAACAAGCTACATATCAAGGTGGTGATTACACAAGTAATGACCCAATGGATATTGCACTAACTGTTACTTACGATAACGCAGTTCAGGTTGATGCAGCAGGAGCACTATCTGGTCTAGGTGAAGCCGTGGGACGTACAGTACGTTCTCTTGCACTAGGCGGTTAATAAAAACGCTACTCCAAAAAGCCTGGCTAAAAACCAGGCTTTTTTATTTGGCTAAATATTACTATGAGTGCTTTTACAAATTTTTTAGGTGGAGTGACCACTGGCCTGTTTGGAAATACAGCGCAACTCAGCGACTTTCAACATGCAAGTCGTATGTATGTTGCAAACACATACGCCCGTGCTCCTAAAGTTGGCTTTTTATACTTTGTTCAATTTAATCTTAATAATGTTGCACTTGTAGATCCTACTTGGGCAGGTAGTCAAAAGAACATAGACATAGTAGGTCTCCTTGTTAAGAGAATGGACTTACCTAAATTTAATATTGCCACAGAAACTTTAAATCAGTACAATAGAAAAACCGTAGTACAAACGAAACTAACCTACGGTAACGTTAATATCGAGTTCCATGATGATAATAGTGACATAACTACTAATCTTTGGAAAAACTACTACAAGTTTTATTACATGGATGGACGTTACGGGAGTAGTAAGTCTCATCCTAACGAATTTATTGACACAAAATATGGTGAGACTGATTATAGATACGGATTCCGTACTGATCGTACTAAACTTACTGACGATCCGTTCTTTGATAGTATAGATGTCTATGTTTTACACCAACAAAGATTTACCCAAATGACATTGATAAATCCTAAGATAGTATCATGGGAACATGACAGTGTTGGTCAGGAAGAAGGCTCTAAAGTGATGTCTAGTAAAATGACATTAGCCTACGAGGATGTAGTTTATAAACAAGGCAAGATTAGTAAAAAAGAAGGATCAGGTGCATTTACTGCAAAATATTACGATAAGACACCGAGTCCGTTAAGTATTAGCGGTCTAGGCACTAATACATTATTTGGTGCAGGTGGCGCAATTGCAGGTGCAAATGGTGTATTAAATTCTTTAGGCGAAGGCAATGTGATAGGTGCATTTATACAGGCAAAAACTTTGTCAAAGAATGTACAAGCATTAACTAAGTCGGGGTTAAAACAAGAAGGCTACAGTATATTAGGCGGTGTTCTAGGCAATATTTCTCAAACAGGAAACCAACCTGGAGGATTAAAACAATCAATTGTTCAAGGATTTAATCAAACCGGTTACGGTACATCTGCAAGGATTGGCGTAAATTTATTGTCTAATAAAAATACCAGTGTAAATAACACTACACAAGCAACACCGAAAAATATAACAGGTGGTGGATAATATGGCTAAAAATACTTACAGCAACTTACCTACAGGGAAAACTACATCAGATGCTACTGTACAAGCATTTGATGCATACTATACTGCTCCGTTAGAATTAAACGCATCTACTCTAGCAGCAATGGTTGGTTTTTTTACACAGCGCGGATTTGATCCTACTTCTGCAGAAACTGTTGCAGTTATTATTATGAAGCAGGCCAAGAAAGATGGCTACAATCCCATGCAGATTCTAGATACGCTGACTGGAGTTGATAGTGTAGAAATTTCTGCACTAGTTGCAGAGATTTTAAACTACAACAGGGTTAAGACTAGTTTCTTAGGATATTCTAAAGAATTTACACCGCACGACGATGTACAGCGCAACGTCATAGCATGAGTTTAAAGTTTAGTCAGGGGATCTACAAAGTAAAGAATCCCGAAAAATATGCAGGCAGTCGTGATCCAATGTATAGGTCAGGCTGGGAATTTACATTTATGTCTTTCTGTGACAACAATCCTAGCATACAGCAATGGGCCAGCGAGTGTGTTAAAATTCCCTACAGAGATCCGCTAACTGGTAAACAAACAGTTTATGTGCCTGATTTCCTTATAACCTACGTTGATAAACATCATAAAAAACATGTTGAATTAATCGAGATTAAACCAGCTAATCAAATGCTGAAAGAAAAAGTTGGTAAAAATCCCTATAATCAAGCGCAGTTTATTAAGAATCAAGCTAAATGGGCCGCGGCAGCAGCCTGGTGCCAACAGCAGGGTATTAAGTTTCGCATTATGAATGAGACAGATATTTACGGCGGTAGTGGTAAAAGAAAATAAGTAATAGTATGACTAAACGACTAGAAGAAGTTCTAAATATTGCCCCAGATACAGAGCCACTGGTTGCACCCACCCCTGCAGAATCTGTGCCTACAATTAACTTAGAAGAAAGATTAGAAGAATTTGATAAAATTGCTAGTGCATTACCTCGTGTAAAAGGACTAGGGGATATGGCTGATACAGAGCTAGATGCACTGGCTAATAAAGCAGAACAGGCCTACGACGATCTGATGGATTTAGGTATGAATGTCGATCCGCGCTACGGATCGCGTATGTTTGAGATAGCCGCACAGATGATGAATGCCGCCATTGTTGCCAAAACAAACAAAATTGATAAAAAACTAAAGATGGTCGATCTACAGCTAAAGAAACTGGCCATAGACAAAAAACACGGTAACGAAACTGGCACTGACACCATAGATGCACAGGGAGTTATTGTCACAGACCGTAATAGCATCTTAGAAAAACTTAAGAATCTGAATAAATAATACTATGAAAAACTTCAAAGAATACCTTTCCGAATCTAAAAAGAAGTATGACTTTCGTGTTAAAGTTGCAGGAAACTTTACCACTGAGCAAGAATCTACATTAAAAACAATGTTGGAAAAGTTTGCTATCAGTGGATTTAAGAAAACTGCTACAACTCCGATTCAGGCACTACCTTTAGATTTTCCACAGGTTAAGAATTGTGAAGTAAGTATCTATGAAGTTACATTAGATTACCCCACTACACAATTTGAATTAACCGAATACCTAACAGCAGGCCTAGGTGTTAACAAACAACATTTAGTAGTTCGCAGTCCATTTGAAGCTACTGAAGATTATCAAGAACCCGGTGAGCCACGTGAAGGTGCTTTACTAGATGACCCGGATTATAAAGAAGCAGGCAGTCCTCAGTTTGAAGACTACTATGGCGACAAGTACAATACAGGATTTGTTAAAGAACTTAACGATATCTTAAAACTACAGAGAAAGGCTCGTGGGGAAGTGATTCCTACAACCGAAGCAGCAAAATTTAACGTTGATTCACCTGCCAGTACACAATCTGTTTTAAAGCAAGCTGCTGATCCAAGGAAGAAATAATATGCAAATGATCGACGTAATAAAGCGTCTAGCCCAACTAGATGCAACTACTCCAGCAATCGACACCGGTGCTGCCGTTGTTAAACCAGTTCAAGGTGTAAGCCTATCTGAATGCGGTCCAATGGGTATGATGGATAGCATGGGTGGAATGAGTCACCCCCACACTCCGGCCAGCATCAACATGTCAGCCGCAACAGGCGACGAACTAAGCGGTATGCTTAAAGATATTATGTCTTTAGCCGGTATTAACAAAGATGAACCAGAGCAATTTGGTATTGATGTTGAGCCAATGGCACTAACTGCTGAACCAGAAGTTGGTCCAGATGCCGGTGCAGGTCCCGGAGCAACAGACGGTGAAGTAATGCGCTCTGTACTAGACAAGTTAAATCCGGATGACGGAGAAGAAACACCATTTGGCGACATGCAGAGCAGCGATGACGGTGTTAGCCAAGCACACGGAGATATTGACGGTGATGGCGATCATGATATGGACGACCATAACGCTGAAAAAGAAAAATCAAACGATGACGAAGAAGAAACTGATGAAACTTATGATGGTCCTCAGTATTCTACTACGCCAAACGATCCTAACAAAGATCGTCAAGGTTACGATAGCGAAGGTGTTGGTCCTAACAACCACGAAAATCAACCAGGTGCAGGTAACACAATGTTCGGTAAGAGTCGTACTAGAGTACAACCAACTGCTACATATGAAGGTTTGATGAAAGAATACAAAGCATTCATCGGTGAATCAGAAGAGACCGACGAAGATATGGAAGAAGGAATCGAAGATCGTCTCAAAGATCTAGATCCAAAGAATCCAGTTAATATTCCTGCGTATCAACGCAAGGCAGCATCTGGTGATTCTGCTGATGCTGCAAGAAACACCAAAGAAGGAGCAACTGAAAAGTTTGATCCATTAAAGCATGTTAAAAATCCTACACAGGGTGAAAAAGATGCTGCCAAAGATGTCAAGCGTGGTAGCTATGCCGACCGTGCGGCAATGTTAAAATCAGCAGAAGCCGACGGCAGACTTAAATCAGAAAGTGCCAACGAAAGCATGGCAGATATTTTAAAACTATCTGGTCTAAGATAATACCTTAGGATGTAATCCAAATAGCCTCTTCGGAGGCTATTTTTTTCAGTAAATAATACTATGGCAAGTAAAAGTTTAGACGGTAATTTAATCAAAAAAGCTAACGCTACTCAGCGTTGGACTGAAGAAGATATTGAGCACATGTTAAAGTGCAGTGATCTTGTAACGGGTCCACAATACTTTTTAGAAAACTTTTTCTTTATTCAACATCCTACAAAAGGTAAGATACAATACAAACCATTTAAATATCAAAAACGACTATTAGACAGTTATCACGGACATCGATTTAGCGTAAATATGCTTGGGCGCCAGATGGGAAAGACCACAACAGCCGTAGGCTATTTGCTATGGTACGCCATGTTCGTACCTGATAGTACAATTCTTATTTCGGCGCACAAATATACAGGCGCCCAGGAAATTATGCAACGCCTGCGTTATGCATATGAAACATGTCCTGACTTTATTCGTGCAGGCGTCACGAGTTATAACAAACAAAGTTTAGAGTTCGACAATGGCTCGCGCATTGTTGCACAGACAACCACTGAAACAACAGGTCGTGGTATGTCTGTATCTCTACTATACTGTGATGAGTTTGCCTATGTCGAACCTAATATTGCTGTTGAATTTTGGACTTCAATTTCGCCTACGCTAGCCACAGGTGGTAAAGCTATTATTACTAGTACTCCTAACTCAGACGAAGATCAGTTTGCTCAGATTTGGAACGAAGCTAACAAAAGATTTGACGAACATGGTAATTCCACCGAACTGGGTAAAAACGGATTTTACCCCTGCATTGCTATTTGGTCAGAGCATCCAGATCGTGATGAAAAATGGAAAAACGAAGAAGTATCTCGTGTAGGCTACGAACGTTTCCAGCGTGAACACGAATGTGAATTCTTAATCTTTGACGAAACATTGATCAACAGTATTAGCCTTTCTGATATGGAAGGCCGTGAACCTATTATGAAGATGGGCCAGGCTCGTTGGTACAAAAAAATTAATCCTAGCAGTACATATATTGTAGCACTCGATCCTAGCTTAGGTACAGGAGGAGACTACGCAGCCATACAGATTATGGAACTACCTAGCATGGACCAAGTATGCGAGTGGCAGCATAATATGACTCCTGTACAAGCTCAGGCTAGAATTTTGCGAGATTTATTAAAACACATTGACGAAAAATGTCAGGCAGCAGGCATGCAAGCCAGCATTTATTACAGTGTTGAAAATAACACCCTAGGTGAAGCAGCACTGGTTGCTATCAACGAGTTAGGTGAAGATACATATCCAGGATTATTCTTAAGTGAACCTATTAAGAAAGGGCATGTACGTAGATTCCGCAAAGGATTCAATACCACGCATGCCGCTAAAATTTCAGCTTGTGCCAAGTTAAAACAGTTAATTGAATCCAAACAAATTAAAGTAAACAGTAAAACACTGGTCAGTGAATTAAAAACATTTGTTGCACAGGGAATAACTTTCAAAGCTAAAGTAGGACAGCACGATGACCTAGTTTCTGCATTATTATTAATAATGCGTATGGTTATGATACTGCAAGAATGGGACCCAACAATCTACGATAAAATGCGAGATCACACAGGAATGGAAGATCACGACCTTCCTATGCCCATCTACATTAGTAGTTATTGATATAAATATAGCATATGAAACCAATTCAAATTATTGCCCAAGACCTGTTTGACAAAGTTCGCAGCCGTTTCTCTAACTTAGAAATGGGCAACGAAGCAGGTGCAGTTACTATTGACCCCGCAGAAGCACGTTTCTTTGATTTTGACTTTGTAAGCGAAGGTAATGACTTAGGCCGCGTTAGTATTAGTTTAAACGATTTAGGTAGTTTAAAAATTTATTACAGCCAGGGAATCACTGAAAATCAGGATGATCCTGCAAAGAAAATTTGGTACAGTTTTTTAAAAGAAATGCGTTATTTTGCTATGCGTAGATTGCTACGTTTTGATACACGCGATATTGCTAAAACAAATCTCGACAAAAATGATTTTCAACACCTTGCCGCAACGCAAGGCCCTAAGGAAGAACCTACTATGAATATGAACGAAACTAAAAAAATCAGAAAAGGTGTATCAGAAAACGCCGGACGCGAATTAACAAACACTCCACGTGATCGTTTGATATCAAGAATGAGTCCTAGTGTTGATAACAATGCCTTGATGCAAAAAGTTGGTAAAGTAGTAAACAGCCCAGAATTTAATAGTGACACTATTTTGAAAATAGTGGATTCGCCCAATATCACTCATCCTGTTGGACTTTATATACAAAAAGAATTTGACGAGCTTCAATATGATTTAGGTAGAGCATATGAGGATCACCCAGAAGAAGTTGCTGAAAAATTACTATCGATGTTAAAAGACAGAACACAGCAAGGGTTGCAAGAAGGCCGCTGGAGCCAAAAAAGCACAAAGAAAACAAGTAGAGCAGTTAAAGGCAGCACAGAAGTTATTGTAAGACACGCAAATCCAGTAGACGAAGAATATGCAGGCTCCCGCAGCCAACGTAAAAACATCAAGGCAATTTTCATTCAAAACGCATTGGGCGAACGCTTCAAGTATCCATTTATACATCCAGCGGGTGCGTTCGCCATGGCTCAACACGTAGACCACGGTGGTGTTCCGCATGATCCAGCAGGCAAAGCAATTATCATGATGAGTGAACAAATTGCTCAACTACAAGAATTCCAAAGAAAAATACAACGTACAAGTTTGCACGATGACGCAATGGGAATTACAGAAAGGGCCGTAGGCCGATTACAAGAACTAAAATCGAGAATAGAAGCGTTAAGCAAGCGCCATCATTATGAAAGTTGGATAGCAGAATTTAATGAACGAGAAATGCCAGGTGATGATCTACAAGAATTAGATGCTGTTACCATGGAAGAATACAAATCTAAATTTACAGAAACAAATTTCAAAGAAGAACTAGCTGGTTTCTTTCCCCTACTACACAGCATCATGCGCGAAGCTAACAAAGTAGATCTTGAAAATTATGTCAGCGAAGAAAAAGAAGAGTGCGAAAAGTGTCATTGTGATCCTTGTGAATGTAATGATGAAGTAAAAGAAAGTGCTTTTGCTCAATTTGAAGAATGGGCAGATGCCACCGAACAAGGCAAACTAACAGATGATCAAATTGCGGCATTAAAACAGGCATTGGCAGAGCTACCTCAGGGTCAAACCGGTCCTGAATTAGATTTTATAACTGCTACTGATTTGTTTAATAATCCAGAATTCGGACTTACAGATTTGCCAGGATTTGATGAATTAGAAAATTCATTACAAGGTGAACAAAATCGCGGTGCAGATATACAAGCAACTCCGATTCAACTATTCCAAGCATGGGCAAAAGAAAATTATCCAGAATTACTAACAGCATTAGGTATGAGCGGAACACAATCACCTGCTGAACCTGCTCCTGAACAACCACAACAGGTAGCAGAAGCTCCTGAAGATTGGACAAGTAACAATGTTGCTAAAATATTATTTGACAAAGGCATGAAGTATAACTCTGCTAAAGATGAAGGCCCGTTAATAACCGCAATCGGCGATGTTTTAGAATACGAATTAGGTATGAGTAAGAAACAAGTAAAATATCTTATCAGATATGATGATGATTTCCTTGCCGACACACTAAGTGCTTTACATGACATGTCACAACAAGAAAACACGGATATGACACCTCCCCCAGGTGCAATGGAAGAAGATAAAGGTAGCATGACCAAACAGGTTGCAGAAAAAGTAAAAAGTTTCTACAACATTTCTAATGAAGATGTTGCTCCTTTCCGTGCAGAAGAAAATATCGCAACAGATATTAAAAAGGAAATGGAAGAGCAGTTTGGGGAAGAAGCCGCTGAACAAGCACACGACATGGCTCTAGCATTTATGCAGAAGAAAAACCAAGAATGGCAACAGACACACGGTAAGGTTGCTGCCGGACACGGTGATGACGGTCTAGCAAGATTAAAAGAACTAGTAGGCAATATTAAATCCAAAGTAGAAGGTATCGGTGATCGAGGTACTAGTGGAAAAGATTTTAATAATAATATTATGCCAGCTGAAGAAAATACAGAAGCTGATATAGATGCCGACCTAGTACCTGGAAAATTTTATGTAATGAGCAGTCCAAGTGG